GGTCGCAATGTCTATTATCGTGAACAGGATGTGGCAGCGCTCGCAGAAAGACGCGCAGGGCGAAACAAAGAGTAAGATCAATGCCATGATTGTTATTGAGGGAGAAGTAACAGTTGCGGAGATTGATGAGGCGCTTCGCAACATTAGAGAGATGCTTATAGATCGCTACGGCAATCGTTTATCCCATCAAAAGAAAGAATTACTATTGAGCAGCATTGATGATCTATTAGACGCAAGGCTGAACCTAACCAAGTAAGAAGGCGAGCAATGGAAGTAACCAGAAGGCTAATTTCAGATCTAACCCTTGACCCACGCAATGCCCGCCTCCATTCCCAAAAGAACCTGGATGCGATCAAGGCAAGCCTTACAAAGTTTGGCCAACGCAAACCCATCGTTGTAACACATGACGGCTTCGTTCTTGCGGGTAATGGAACTATGGAAGCGGCTAAAAGCCTGGGTTGGGATCACATAGATGTAACAACAACACCAGCCGATTGGGACCTTGATACCGCTCGCGCATACGCTTTGGCCGATAATCGAACCGCTGAGTTGGCTGAATGGGATGAAAATGTCCTGGCGAAGCAACTCCTGGAACTTATCGATGCAGACTTTGATATTGAAGCCATCGGATTTGAAATGCCTGAGCCTGAGATCGAACCTGAGCCTGACGATGCCCCAGCCGTCACGGAAGTTGAACACCGAACCAAACTGGGTCAATTGTGGAAGTTGGGCGATCACTTGCTCTATTGCGGCGACTCAACCGAGGAAGCAACCTTCACCCGCCTTATGGGAGATGAAAAGGCGCACCTTATTTGGACCGATCCACCCTGGAATGTGAACTACGGCGGGATCGACAACGACAATGTTCAAGGCTGGAAAGTTAGAACGATCCTAAATGACCACATGAGCGAAGGCCAATGGGATGAGTTCGTGAGCCAGTTCTGCAAGACCCTCTTTGATTATTCCGAAGCGGGCGCACCGATCTACCTGGTTATGAGCGCTCAAGAATGGCCAGTCATTGACCGCAATTTGCGCGAGGCAGGTTTCCATTGGAGTAGCACGATCATTTGGGCCAAGGATCGCCTGGTCTTATCACGCAAGGATTACCACACCCAATATGAGCCGATTTGGTATGGCTGGAACGCTGACGCTGCCCGCTTGAACGCGGTTGAGGATCGAAAGCAGTCCGATCTTTGGCAGGTAGATCGCCCAGCCCGATCCGAACTTCACCCAACAATGAAGCCGATCGAACTGGTGCAGAAATCAATCGTGAACTCATCAAAGCCTGGAGACATCGTTATTGACTCTTTTGGGGGATCAGGAAGCACCCTTATCGCTTGCGAACAGACCAACCGCAAGTGCCGTATGGTCGAACTTGATCCGCAGTATTGCGATGTAATTATTGCTAGATGGGAGAAGTTCACGGGTAAGACAGCAGAACTTTTGCCTGGAACTTGAGCAAAAGATGGAGGAAGCCGAGCAAAACATTACAGAAGTAGCCGAACCCACCCCTGAGGAGAAGGCTGCGGAACTTGAGGCCAAAGAAGCAAAGGTCCTGGAACTGCGTAGGGCGGGTTTTACTTTTCAGCGCATAGCCGAAGAGGTCGGATACGCAACGCCGTCAGGTGCGCAGCGAGCGCTGGAACGGATCATGACTCGCAACATCCCCCAAGCGCCCGAGGAGTTTCGCTGGCAAGAGTTGGACCGTTTGGATCGAATGCAGGTCGCTTTGTGGCCAAGGGCCATGAAAGGTGATGATCGAGCCATCGGTACGATTATCCGTTTGATGGAAAGAAGGGCAAGATTGGTGGGCATAGATGCCCCACAACGCATCCAAGCAGAGGTGGTGAATTATGACGGAACCAGGGACATTGACGGAGACATCGAACGCATCGTCAATCTCATCCGAGGAGTGGATCGCAGCGAGCCGCTGGAAGTGGAAGGTGGAACAAGCGAGAGCGGAACAGTTGCCACCGCAGGGGAGTTGGAAGACTTGGCTTTACATGGCGGGTCGCGGAGCGGGCAAGACGAGGACAGCAGCGGAGTGGTTGGCGTGGGAAGCGATCCAAGCACCGATGACTCGGTGGGCGATCGTAGCCCCGACCTTCGGTGATGCTCGAGATACTTGCGCTGAGGGCCAATCGGGAATTCTAGGCGTTCTGCGTAGATACCGAATGCTCAAGACTTGGAACCGCAACAACGGTGAGATCATTCTCAACAACGGTTCCCGCATTAAACTTTTCTCGGCTGATGAACCCGAGCGCTTCCGAGGCCCGCAACATCACGGAGCCTGGTGCGATGAGTTGGCTTCTTACCGATACTCAGACTCTTGGGATCAGTTGCAGTTCGGGCTACGCCTGGGCGAACATCCCAGGGTGATCGTTACGACCACCCCCAAGCCAACGCCCCTCATTCGGGCCTTAGCGGGCCGCACAGACGGCTCTGTCGTGGTCACACGCGGCTCAACCTTTGATAACGCAGCCAACCTTGCCCCAGCCGCCCTGTTGGAACTCCAGGCCCGATACAACGGCACACGCTTGGGCCGCCAGGAGTTATACGGCGAAATCCTCGAGGATGTTGAAGGCGCACTTTGGACCAAGGGCATGATCGAACGCGCTCGCTTGCCAAAGGCCCCACCCATGGCGCGGATCGTGGTGTCGATTGACCCTGCTGTAACTAATACCGATGAAAGCGATGAAACTGGAATTATCGTATGCGGTTCTGATGCTTCAGGTCACGGTTATGTCTTGGGCGATTACTCATTCCGTGGATCACCGCTTGATTGGGCGAGCAAGGCCGTGGCCGTATTTGATGAACACAAAGCCGACAGCATTTTGGTTGAAGTAAACCAAGGCGGCGACATGGTAAGTGCCGTGTTGAAGCAGGTGCGCTTGGGCTTACCCATCCGTGAAATCCGCGCCCATGTTGGTAAACGCCTCAGGGCCGAACCAGTTGCAGCGATGTATGAGCAGGGCCGCATCCACCACATTGGTGAGTATCCGTTGCTTGAGGATCAGATGACAATTTGGACCCCGCAAGATGCAAAGTCTCCCGATCGCATTGACGCTTTGGTTCAGGCCTTTTCAGATTTACTTGGTAAGAGCAGCGTTGCGTCATACTTTGGCGCTTTGGCAAACTTCTGCCCGCGTTGTGGATTGCCTATGCCAAAGTCAATGTCGCATTGTTCTAAATGTGGAAGCGCTATGATTGAACCTACTCAATCGGAAGTGGCCAAGGAGTGAAATGTCTGTCGTTTATAACACCGTAATCAACCAAGGCGCTAACTGGTTCATCAACTTTCAGTATAAACAACCTGCAACGATCACAAACATCACAGGCAACGGAACAACTGTAACTTTCACGGCCGACAATGGTTTCTTTGGTGGGCAAACTGTCAACATCTCAGGCGTGCTGCCATCGCAATACAACTTCCAAGCCGCAACGATCGCAAGCGTGACAGGTTCAAGTTTTACGGTAACAAACCCAGCAACAGGCATTTACATTTCAGGCGGTATCGCAACCGTTCCGATCAACCTAACTGGCTACACCGCAGCGTTGCAGATCCGATCCTTGCCCGAGGACCCAACAGCGGTCTTGTCTTTATCAACAGGCGGCAACGGCATCACGATCCCAACGCCAACCAATGGAACGGTCGAAGTTCAGGCCACGGCCGCGCAAACCCGCGCAATCATTCCTGGAACCTACTACTATGACATCGAGATAACTTCTACAGGCGGAATTGTTTATCGATTGGCACAGGGCCAGGTCGTAGTATCAGCGGAGGTAACCCGATGAGTGATGATGCAGTAATCATCCAGCCGATTATTCCAACAGTTGTAATTTCAGCACCAGGACCGCAAGGCCCAGGCGGTGGAGAGATTTTCTATGTTCACACTCAAGCGATCGCAAGCGCGGTGTGGACTATCAACCACAATCTTAACGGTGAACCAACAGCGGTCGTTCTCGACTCTGCTGGAACACAATGCGAAGGCACCTTTTCTTACCCAAGCAAAAGTCAAATGGTGATAACCTTTACCAGTGCTTTCAGCGGCACTGCCTATGTGATCTAGGAGAAATAAATGGCCCGTAAGTTTCTAGTCTCGATTGACCTTAACAAGAACGAATTACAGAATGCCGTAATTCAGAACCTTGCTACAGCGCCAGCCAGTCCATACTCAGGACAGATCTACTACAACACAGGCGATAACCAACTCTACATTTACAACGGCACTCGTTGGGAAGTTGCGGGCAATGCGGTTCAATCAGGACTTCTTGCTGCACGCCCTGCTGCTGGATCAGTTGACGCTGGAACTATTTACTACGCAACAGACAACTATCTTTTCTATTACTCAAACGGATCAACCTGGGCGCAAACAAATCAATTCGGAACTGTAACTGCGCAGACTTCTTACGGTGCATCAAGCGGCAACGGAACATCAACTGATTATGCTCGTGCAGATCACACACACGGCACACCAGCCCTTGGAACTTCAACACCGAACGCGATCACAGGCGCAGCAGGTTCTGCTGGAACTGCAACCGTTCCTTCCAAAGAGGACCATGTTCACGCTTTCGCTCCAACAACCGACCTCAACATGGGCGGATACAAACTTACAAACTTAGCGACACCAGTCGCAAGCACAGATGCTGCTAACAAGCAGTATGTCGATGATGTTGCTCAAGGCCTCAACATCCACGCGGCTTCTTATGCGGCAACAACTGCAAACCTCAACGCAACCTATAGCAACGGTTCAAGCGGTGTTGGCGCTACTCTTACAAACGCAGGAACTCAGGCGGCTTTCACAACTGATGGCACAACACCATCTCTAAACGATCGCGTTCTTGTTCGCCTTCAAACAAACACAGCACAGAACGGTATCTACACCCTCACAACCGTGGGTAGCGGATCAACCAACTGGGTGCTTACTCGCGCTACAGACTTTGATACAGCAACTGAAATCGCTGGCGGTGACTTCACATTTGTTGATAACGGAACAACCCTGGCAAACACAGGCTGGGTGAATGTTGATGAAGTGAACACCGTGGGAACCGACCCGATCGTGTTCCAACAGTTCTCAGGTGCAGGTACCTACACCGCTTCAAACGGTGTTGTTCTTAACGGCACAGTTTTCTCTTTTGATCCACGCGCAGGATACGGTCTACAAACAGGTGCAAGCGGTGCTGAGATCAAGTTGGCAACAACTTCAGGTCTTAACCTCACCACAGATTTGGCAGTGGGTGCTGGCAACGGTATCTCGGTCCTTACAAACACAGTAGCAATCGACTCAAGCGTTGTTGTATCCAAGTACGCGGCAAATGTCGGTGATGGATCGGCAACTTCTTACACAATCACACACAACCTCGGAACAAGAGATGTGATCGTTAGCGTTTATGAGGCAAGCGGTTCTTATGCCGAAGTCATCTGCGATGTTAACCACGCAACTACCAGCACGATCACGCTGTTGTTCTCCGTTGCTCCAACCCTAAACCAATACAGAGTTGTAGTACACGCTTAAGCAGTAAAGGGAGATACACATGGGTCTTAGAGACCGTATCGCAAAGGCACTACTGCAAGGTCAAGTGGAAAAGGCTCCAAACCTGCCCGCAGGTTCGGTGACTCTTACAGAACAACAGATGCGCTTGAACGCGCTGAACCAAATTGCGCAGAACTACGGCAACTCAACGCCGCTTCCACGCAACCCTTGGCTAGCAGCGGTTCCGTTTGGCCCTGGAACTCCGATCACACCTGGTGCAATCAACCCAGTCCGTGAGGATGGTCGCCCCGATCCACGCCGTTATGAATACCAAGTTGCTCAGAACATCAATGTTACTGAAACGCGCTTGGTTCCTTTCAAGACCCTGCGTGCTTCGGCAGATCAGATCGACATCCTTCGCCGTTGTATTGAAGTGATCAAGAACAAAGTCACAGGGCTTGATTGGGACATCGTGCTTGGCACAGATGCTTCTGAAAAGATTGCAGCAACCTCGGGCGGCGACCATGTTCGCGCTATGGCAAAGGCTCGTGAGAAATACACAGACGAGATCAACCGTATGCGAGTCTTTTGGGAGAACCCTGACCGCGCAAACGGCCTCACCTTCTCTGATTGGTTGATGATTGCACTCGAGGAGATACTTGTAATTGACGCTTGGGCTATTTGGCCACAGCGATCCGTGGGTGGGGATTTATACGGTTTACAAATCCTGGATGGCTCAACTATCAAGCCGCTCCTAGATGATCGCGGTATGCGCCCTATGGCCCCTAACGCAGCCTTCCAGCAGATC